ATTTAGAGGTGATTGGAATTGGTGAGTTGGCAGAGCGGCGTGAGGCTGCAAAAGATGCAAGCGCAAAGCCAAAGTATTATGCTATCGTAGACGGTACGATAGAAGTTTTCCCGAAACCCGATGCAGATTACACTTTTGAGATGGTTTATTATGCAGATATTCCTGCTCTAAGTGACAGCAACACATCAAATTGGGTTCTGGAAAAGCATCAAGACGCATACCTGTTCGGAGCATTGATGCAGACAGCGCCATTTTTGGGTGATGATGGAAGGTTGTCCGTTTGGACTTCATTGTATCAAAGCGCAATAGATGGTATAAATGCTGAGAGCGAAAAGGCAAAGACTGCTGGCGCGGGTCGGCGTATTCAAATTAGGAGTTACTAAACATGGCAAGCTTTACAAAGGTCAATGACTTTGTTGTAAATTTGGCAAACGCTATGGATCTTGACAGCGATACTTTAAGAGTAGCTCTGTCAAACACCGATCCGACATCGGGCACAAATGTTGCCGCTGATGGCAATGGCGTTTTGGCAAATATTACTGAGATTTCATATACAAATCTTTCATCTCGCACATTGGCAAATGTCACCAGTACACAAGCATCTGGTACATATAAATTGAGCGCAGATGATCTGACGTTGACTGCCAGCGGCGGCACTGTAGCGGCATTCAGGTACATCGTTGTGTATAATGACACGCCAACATCACCGGCAGATCCAGTGATCGGTTATTATGATTATGGAGCAAGTTTGGTGCTTAACGATGGTGACACATTCACTGTTGATATCGGCACAAACGGCATTCTGACACTTACATAAAAGGTAAATCATCATGGCTAAATTGTTTAACAGAGCCAAGATGACAACCGCCACTACTGGAAGCGGAACTGTCACTTTAGGTTCCGCGTCCAATGGTTTTCAGACATTCGCAGCGGCGGGTGTTTCAAATGGTGATGTTGTCCAATACGTTATTGAGGAAGGTGCGAATTTTGAGATTGGCACAGGCACATATAGCAGTACCGGCACATCACTAACCAGATCCCCGACAGAGAGCAGCAATAGCGATAATGCGATCACACTGGCCGGTCAGGCAACCGTTTCTATTACGGCTGTTGCGGATGATTTAAACAGGCTTCAGCACGGTGGATCTGACAAGGTTACGGTTTCGTCTACCGGCGCAAGTGTTGCCGGCAATTTGGCTGTTTCTGGAACGGTAGACGGGCGCGATGTTGCCAGTGATGGCAGCAAGCTAGACGGCATTGAAAGCGGTGCAACTGGCGATCAAACTAATGCTGAGATCAGAGCGGCGGTAGAAGCGGCATCTGACAGTAATGTTTTCACTGATGCAGACCACACAAAGCTTAATGGGATAGAGGCCAACGCCAAAAACGATCAGACGATCACGGCGGGCGGTGGGCTAACTGGCGGCGGCACTGGTGACGTTACGATTAGCCATTCTGATACGTCCTCACAGGCGTCAGTAAACGGCTCTGGGCGCACTTACATTCAAGATATAACTCTGGACACCTACGGGCATGTTACGGGGCTGGCAACGGCCACAGAAACAGTGGTCAACACTGATACCAACACGATCCCAAACAATGCCACAATCACTCTAAGCGCGGGGGGTGCGCTGACTGGTGGCGGTAATTTCACAACCGATCAATCGTCAAATGAAACGATCACCTTTAATCACTCAGATACGTCTAGCCAAGGTTCTGTAAACAATTCGGGCCGCACCTATATCCAAGATATTACGTTAGATGGGTACGGTCATATCACTGGAATAAATAGCGCCACAGAAACCGTTACGAATACCAACACGAACCAGCTTACAACATTTCAAGTTGAGGACGGTGACGGCACTGAGGTTACGATCAGCCACGGCAAAGAATGGAAGTTCACAGAAGCTGGCGGGATCAATATTAACTGGACTGATACCAGCACAGGCTCAGATGGTGATCCTTTTGATCTGTCTTTTAATGTCTCAACATCTATTACAGCGGGCAGCGGTTTAACGGGTGGTGGGGCGCTTAGCTCAAACCGCACAATTTCTCACGCGGATACATCTAGCCAATCCTCTGTAAACAACTCTGGCAGGACGTATATTCAAGACATCACGCTAGATACCTATGGTCATATCACGGGCATCACCAGCGCCACAGAAACGGTTACAAACACCAACACAAATCAATTAACAACTTTTGTCGTTGAAGATGGTGATGGTACAGAAGTCACAATTTCTCAGGGCAAAGAGTGGAAGTTTGTTGAAGGTGGTGGCATTGACATCAACTGGACAGACACATCAACAGGCTCTGATGGCGATCCATTTGATCTAACTATTAAGCACGTTGATACATCTTCCCAAGGCTCTGTAAACAACAGCGGCAACACGGTAATCCAAGATGTCACTCTTGATACCTACGGCCATGTCACAGGCTTAACATCTAAGTCTCTGTCTATTCCCTCTGCCGCTAATAATGCGACTATAACACTGAGCGCGGGTACGGGGTTAAGCGGCGGCGGTAATTTTACGACAAACCAAAGTTCCGCTGAAACCATCACATTTAACCTTGAAGCGCCTTACACCTACATAGACACCGCCACAGGCAATTACGGCACAGTTAAAGTAGATGATGATCGGGGTGTTACTTGGGCTGGTTACGCCATTCGTGACGATTGGGTGTTTATGTCAAATGGCGCAAATGAAGCGGGCATTTACAATGACACCGATAACGAGTGGGCGATAACGTGTTCTAGAAACTCTCATACTATACTGTACCATAACGGCTCAGAAAGTTTGCGTACCATTGGTATAACTGGGATACGAGTTGGCGCACCCTCATCAAATAGCTCAGATATTTACATGTCTGATAGCAATGAGGGTGAACGCCGCATTCACTGCAATAGTAATCGTATTGGTTTTTTAAATAGTAGCAACGGTTGGGGTGCATATTGCGAGGATGCAGGGCATTGGGTTGTTGCTGGTAATATAACTGCTTCTGGCAATGTTAATTCCCAATCTGATGTTCGCGTTAAGGAAAACATAGAACCTATTTTAGACGCCATGCAAAAAGTGCAATCAATAAATGGCGTAACCTTCAATAGAAATGATCTTGATGACACTGAAACTCGTTATGTGGGTGTTATTGCTCAAGACGTTGAAGCTGTCTTGCCAGAGGCCGTTAGTGAAAACGGTGAGGGTATCAAGCAAGTAGCTTACGGCAACATGGTCGGCCTGTTGATTGAGGCGATCAAAGAACAGCAAACTCAGATTGACGATCTGAAAGCTGAAATCCAATCCATGAAAAGCTAATAGTGAAAGGACACGAAGATGGCTTTACAGATAAACGGCACAACGGTCGTAAATAACTCAAGGCAATTGCAGAACATTGCTAGCGCAGACAGTACCACTCAAAACACGATTAATAGTTTTGTGTCAGGGGGTGACGCAGTAATTCCAGATGATGCGTTCACAACTATTCTTGATGTTTCATCCGCAAACCTTTCAGCAGGGACGTACTTTCTTGTTTATACCTCTTACATTTCTTCTACTAGAAGATTTAATTTTCCAACTACTAATATGACAGGGGGTCTTATCTATCACGCAAATCCTAGAGATTGGTACGTTTACGATGGTTCTAATTGGAGAATTCTTGAAAGCGCTTCTTCATCTAACACGTTTATTACCACATCTATTGCTGGTGTAAGGGAGCAGGTTTGGGGCTGGATTAAATGCAGTGGCACTACAAGTGTAAGTTTGACGGGCGGCGGTAGCCAAAAACTTGGTTACAACAAATTAGACTAGGAGTTTGTTATGTATGTGATTTACAATGAAGGAACGGGTAGGCCGTTTATGATAACCCCAAATGTCGCTGATAGAGATTTAAATCTTGGAAGTGGCGTTGCTTGGCTAGAGACAAACGAAGATAATTTATTTTTTAAAAAAGTTGTAGATGGCGTTCTTGTTGATGACATTGACGTTATAGCCAGAGAGAAAGGTAACGAGGCACGTAATCTTCGTGAGACATTGCTTAAAGAAACAGATTGGTGGGCAATGTCTGACCGCACAATGACATCGGAGCAAGCGGCTTATCGTCAGGCTTTGCGCGATATAACCACCCATGCGAATTGGCCGAATTTGGCTGATAGCGATTGGCCGACTAAGCCAGAGTAAATGCTAGGTTTTACCCCACTAGCCGCAGGGCCAATAGCAAGCAGCGGAACTCAGGATTATATCTTTGAGGTAAATACTGGCACGTTTGCGGTTAGTGGGCACGGCGCAGCAAAACTCATCACTGAGTTTGTGCCTGATGGTCAGTACGTTTTAAACGGCAGGGCGGCTGAGTTTAGCAAAACGATGAATGTGGATCTGGCGGCGGGTTCTTTCGCTGTCTCAGGTCAAACTGTTATCTTTGAGCTTGGCTTTGGTCTGATTGCTGAAACCGTTTCGTTTAGTCTTACCGGCCAAGATGTAACGCTTCAAAAGGCATTAAGGGAAACCGCAGAGAGCGGGTCGTTTAATCTTACTGGTCAAGATGCAGATGTTAATGCGCAGCTTAATATTACAGCGGCCTCTGGTTCATTTGCTTTAACCGGCCATGAAATTACTGAAAAAATCAGTGAAGTATTTGACGCTGGAAGCTTTGTTGTGTCGGGGCAAGATGCGGCGGTTAATGCGCAGTTTAATATCTCTCTGGCATCTGGATCTTTTGCGACTACCGGCCAGAATATTACTGAGGATATATCTGAGGCTGTAGAGGCTGGCAGCTTCGCTGTAACAGGCCATGCAGCGCCCATGTCGTTCAATCTTAGCGTGGACGTATTGTCTGGATCTTTCGCGTCCACAGGGCAAGCTGTGACGCTGCAAAAGGCGCTTAGGTTTGATGCTTCCCATGCATTATTTTTTGTTACCGGCCAATCTATAACTGAAGATATAACAGAATTTACACCGGCTGGTGTGTTTGCATATTCTGGGCAAGATGCGTCATTTAGCATTGCAATGAATGCCCAGCTTGATGCTGGCGTTTTTGCGACAACTGGTAATGTCATCCCATTCAAAAAAGCGATGAATGTTGACCTTGCGAGCGGGTCGTTTGCGCATATCGGCCACCCTGCTTTATTGAGGGTCGGCAACAGAATGCCAGCCGATAGCGGCGCGTTTTCGCTGTCTGTGTTTAATGTCACGATAACCAAAGCGATGAATGCGGATATTGTTAGCGGATCCTTCTTGTATTCTGGTTTTGATGTTAAAATAAGGGGCTGGTTAGAACCCTTCCAAGAAACAGAACTATGGACAGAGCAAGCAGTCTCTAGTGAAACATGGACTGAGGCCGCGTAGCGTGGTACATTGCGCACAACAAAGGATGTAAAATATGGCTGTAAATACCACAAATTATAAATTTAATAAGCCAGTAGTGGGCGCAGATAGCGATAGCTGGGGCGGTGAGTTAAATGAAAATTGGGATAAAATAGATAGCCTTTTATACGGGGCTTCTTACACTGATGGAGACAGCCAAACCGTAGAGCGTATTCAACCTGATCTATTGCAGGGAAGCTGGGCTGTAAACGGCACAGCAATTACGGCTACGGCTGCTGAACTAAACAATATTCCTGCTGCGATTACTGGTGCTGCCAGCACAGTTTTAAGCAGCAATTTATCTTCTGGAAAGGTTTTAATATCTGATGAAAATGGGAAAATTTCAGCTTCATCTGGGGTTAGTAGCACAGAGCTAGATAAATTAGATGGATTAACCGCTTCAACTGCTCAATTAAATCACGTTGATGGCGTTACAAGTGCAATACAAACGCAGCTTGATGCAAAAGCCCCTTTGTTAAATCCTGTTTTTTCTGGAACGGCTACTATTCCAGCAATAAATGTAACAACAACGCAAGTTACAACAGCAAATATTACTTTAGCAAATATTACAACTTTAGATATTGGGGTTTGGCAAGTTGTTTCTAACGGCACAACGCTGCAATTTAAAATTGGTTCAAATGTTTACATGACTTTAGATAATAGTGGAAATTTAAACGTAGCTGGCAATGTAAACTCTAACGCAACCCTGTAATCAGGATAGGTAAATGACTTTAGTACCTTTAGATATACCAGCGGGATTTTACCGAAATGGTACTGATTTAGAACAAACTGGTAGATGGCGAGATGGAAGTTTAGTTCGCTGGCGTGATAATAGCTTACGGCCAGTGAAAGGATGGCAAACAAGAAAAGCTAGTTTTGCATCAAATACATTGCGCGGTATGCATTCGTGGGAAGCAAATGATGGCACTGCTTATATAGCTGGCGGGTCATATAATGAATTGAAATTAATGACCGGCGGCGGCACTTTAACAGCCATTACTCCAAGCGCATTAAATGATGTATCCGCAAGGCGTGTTCCTGAGTTAGAGCGTGGCAATGTAATTACTGGATATGGTTATGGTGATTATGGTGAAACTGAATATGGAACAGCGCGGCCCAATGATGGTAATTTTGACGAAGCTACAACTTGGTCAATAGATAATTGGGGTGAGGATTTAATCGCATGTTCTTCATCAGATGGCAGAATTTGGTATTGGGATAAATCAACAAATTCTTCTACGGCTTCTATTTTGACAAACGCTCCTACTAAAAACTTAGGCTTAGTGGTAACAGAAGAACGGTTTATTTTTGCGCTAGGAGCGGGTGATGATCCTAGAAAGGTGCAGTGGTGTGATCGTGAGGCAAACACTGTATGGACACCCGCCACAACAAATGAAGCTGGTGATATTTTGTTGCAAACATCTGGGCAAATTATGCAAGGAATTAGAACACGCGGGCAAACTTTAATTATTACTGATGTAGACGCTCATGCCATGAGATATTTGGGGCCACCGTATGTTTACTCAAACCAAAGAGTAGGAACTGCGTGTGGTGTAATTTCACGAAAAGCGGCTGCTGATGTTGATGCCGGTGTTTTTTGGATGGGTCAGCGGGGCTTTCATCATTTTGATGGCAATGGTGTTAGAGAATTGCCGTGCGATGTTCACGATCATGTTTTTGACGATTTTAACAGGTCGCAGCAAAGTCAAGTTTGGGCGTGGGCAAATACAGAGTATAATGAAATTTGGTGGTTTTATTGCTCTGCTGGTAGCACAGATATAAATAAATATGTGGCTTTTGACTACCAAGAAAACCATTGGGTTATTGGTGATCTTGGCCGATCCTCTGGTGTTGCAAGAGGCGTATTTAGGTTTGCTTTGCTTGCTGGAAATAATAAAACATTATATGAGCATGAGGTTGGACACGCATACGACAGCCAATCAGTTTTTGCTGAAACCGGCCCTATTTCATTAGGCAATGGCGATAACATTATGAATGTGATGCAGCTTATTCCTGATGAGGCTACGCAAGGCCAAGTGCAAGTAAAATTTAAAACAAGGTTTTACCCAAATGGGTCTGAGCAAGAGCATGGGCCATATGTACCAGCCAATCCTACAGGAGTAAGATTTTCTGGGCGTCAAATGAGAATGAGAATTGAGGGAGTAACAAACGCTGATTGGCGTGTTGGAAACATGAGGGTTGATACTTTGCCAGCGGGTAAAAGATAATGCCTAGTCCAATGCCCCCGCCGATAGGTGTAGATTTGGCTGAATGGGGGAGACAGTTATCGCAATATCTTCAAAGAAACTTATCTAAGATTTCATTTAAAGGATCTTCCGATAATCCATCAGAGGATGGTGTTTTTCTTTGGGATGAAAGCAAGAAATATGCTGTTGTTTCTTTGGATGGATCATTTCAACAATTAGCAACGCAACAATCTGTGCCAGCTTCTAATGTTGGTTCTGCTGGTGATGTTTCTGGAATGATAAGTTGGGATACAAATTATATTTACATCTGCACGGCATCACATGATGGTAGTACAGCAATATGGAAGCGTGTAGCGCTTTCGTCGTGGTGATCGTATGAATGATCTTACACCAATAAGCCAGTTAGAACGCTGTAAGCAATGGATAGAAGATGCGCTTGCTTACTGTGGCGGCACTCACGAATGGGAAGATATTGAAAAAGGTATCATAGAGGGGCGTATGCAGTTATGGCCCGCGCCCAAGGGGTGTATTGTTACTGAAATTGTGGTATATCCTAGAAAGAGAGTTTTAAATATCTTTTTGGCTGGTGGCGAATTGGATCAAATACTAGATATGGACACTGACGTTAAGGCTTGGGCAAAAGAGCAGAATTGCACGGCAGCAATTATGGCGGGGCGCATTGGGTGGAAAAAACCTTTAGCGCCGTTAAATTGGAAAATGCTGTATGCGAGTTTTATTAAGGAGATATAAAAATGGGCGGCAGAAGCGGTGGAACATCTACAACAAAGGCAACCGTTCCAGCCTTTTTAGAAACAGCCTATCAGCAAGGTATAGGCATGGGAAGCGATGCTGCTTCAACGGGTTATGTTCCTTACTATGGGCCTGATGTTGCAGCGTTTAGCCCGATGCAGCAAGCCTCTTTTCAAGGCACTAACCAAATGGCAAGCGCTTTTGGAATGCCTACTGGTGCAGGGCCAGATGGACAGCAGCAATCATATCTGCCAGAACCAACGCAATATGCTGGTGGTGTTTCTGGATATTCTTCAGCGCCAATATTTGAGCAAGCTCAACAGAAATTGCAAGAAAATAGACCAGCGCAATATGACTATTTGAATAGCTTTTCAATAGATCCCGTCACGGGAGAAATGGGAAGTCGCGCACCATCAAATCAGCCTGTTGCATTAGAAATGCAGGGCGGCGGCAGAAGCGGAGGTAAATAAAATGGGCGGTTCAGCAAATCCTTCAATGTCGCAAGTGGCGCAACCGTCTATGAATTTAGATCGGCGTGGTGGGCCACCAAACCAAGCAATGTTTAGCCAGATGGGGCCACCAAACCAAGCAATTCCTCAGTTTGGTCAGATAATGCAAGCGCCAATTGCAAATGATCCATACACGCAAGCGGCTAACGCACAAAAAACAGCATTGGCTGGAACACAGGCGCAAATGGGCTACAGGCCGCAGCAAGTGCAAGGTTTAGGATATGGTGCGTCAATGCAGCAGGGGCCAGCAACGGCTGCGTCTGGAATGGCTAATTATCAAAACCCATATGAAAATCAAGTTGTGCAAGCGTCTTTGCGGGATGTAGAAGGTGCGCGTCAGCAAGCCATGAATACGGCAGGAGCGCAAGCAACATCTGCAAACGCTTTTGGTGGGTCAAGGCATGGATTAGTTGAGGCAGAAACTAATAAGAATTTTGCGCAACAAGCATTAGATCAAACAGCTAGATTAAGATCACAAGGGTTTAATACTGCTTTAGGTGCTTCTCAGTTTGATGTGGGGCAACAGCAATCTGTAAATGCAGCAAATCAAATGGCAGCTAATCAAGCGGCTCAATTTGGTGCGCAACAAGGCATGACTGCTCAACAATTAAATCAGCAAGCCGGTTTGCAAGCCAATCAGCAAAATCTAGGCGCTGCGCAGCAAATGGCTGGTTTAGGCCAGCAATCATTTGGGTATGGTCAAAGCGTACAGAACCAGCAAATGATGCAAGGAGCTATGCAGCAGCAGATGATGCAGCAACTTATTAACGCTGGGAAGCAGCAATATGCGGGATATACTGGCGCTCCACAGCAGGGTTTAGCTACTTTCTTGGGCGCTATGTCTGGTGTGCCTAACTTGCAGGGTCAGCAGCAGGGTTACAACCCTGGATTTTTTGATTATTTTCAAGCTGCTGGGGCTTTCGCTTAGGAGATTATTAGATGACAATGGATCCAAACCAAGGCGGGCTTTTAGGGTTATTTAGCCGTATGAGAAAGCCAGATGAGGAAACCGGCTTAAACTTTATGAATAAGCTTGGAATGGCTGCATCTGTTCTTAATCCGATGAACCCGCAATCTGCTAATTATCGCGCAGAGATGATGGCGAGAGGCCAGCAGCGGATGAAGGGTCAGGCTCGCAACCGCACAATAACGGAGCTACAGAAACGGGCTGATGCGGGTGATACGATAGCTGCTAGGTATCTTTCTGCGGTTCAGTCTGGGGCAATAGACGGGTCACAAGCTTTCGGTGGGTATTTGTCCGACTTACAAGCCAGAGATTTAAACAATGCAAGGTTGTCGCAAAATAGGTATGTTGTTGTAGGTAAAAATCTAGTTGACCGTACAACTGGACAGGTAATCCATGAAGGCAAAGATACAGCAACTATTCGCAGATTTAATCCAGAAACAGGCCAATACGAAATTATATCTGGCGTAGATCCAAGTTCAATTAATGTTAAAGAAAGCGAAGCATCGTCTATGATTTACGGTGGTCGTATGGAGATGGCTGAAGCAACTTTGTCTGCGACTGAAGGTGTGGGAACCGATCTTTTTCAAAGTTTAGCAGCACAAGTGCCAGTATTTGGAAACGCAGTAATAAGTCCAGAATTTCAACAATATGACCAAGCTAGAAGAAATTTTGTCAACGCTATTTTAAGGCGTGAAAGTGGCGCTGCAATTGCTGAAAGTGAATTTGAAAATGCTAATAAACAGTATTTCCCACAACCTTTTGATGATCCTGCGACAATTAACCAAAAGCGTTTAAATAGACAATT